TTTTGCAGTTCGATGACATCGCAAAATTAACTTATTGATATTAAACAACTTTATTTAGATATAAAGTCCCTGCACCAAACTTAATAACTAAACAAAAACAATGACTTAACCTCAAAAACTGCAAATAAATAGAGGTTTTTTGACATTTATTTTTGCAGCTCATCTGGCTTGCCATTTTGACAAGCTAGAAATGCCTCTGCGCGCCAATCACTCGGCCTAAGATGTTTAGATCGGCCGGATCTGCCACGTCCTGATCGCGGTGATTCGGATTGTCCGATGCCACCGTTACCGTGCCAGAAATTTTTGATAAAACGATCCGGCCAAGCGCCACGCCGTTGGGCGTCTTGAACACAAAAATACCGTCCTGTATGGCCATGTCGGCCGTGTTAAATATGGCAGTATCGCCAGGTGATATTGTCGGCGCCATCTCATCGCCTTGAACATCCAAAGCCAGCATATCGGCTGGTTTGACCCTGGGGAACTTGCCAGGGTCTATAGCCAGCATGTCAATTCCAATATTGTCATTATGGCAATCGTAATACCTGATTTCTGTAATTGGTACAATACTAGATGGTACATTAAATATCACGTCAATACTGATCTCCAGCGCATCGGCCAGGGTTTTCAGCGTTTGATAATTTGGCGTCCTGACGCCACTCTCTAATCGCGATAGATGTGACTTATCGATGCCTGACAGTGATGCCAGGTCGGCTTGCGACAGCCCTCTTTCGAGCCGTATTTCTTTTAGTCTCATTTGTTTGATCTTCTAAATAATTGATATTAGTAATCTAAAATTTATTTATAAAAAATGTTGGTGGGGCTGTAGGTCCATTTCCCCAGACGGTTGTTGCGCCTGATGCTGCTACTGATGGTGTAGTGAGCGCGGCAGATGCTATCATTGTGTATATAGCTTGGTTAGCCGTTGAGCCAGACCGCTTGCCATACCGAAGGTAAAGCACGTTTCGTTTCTCGGTTGGGAATGGTGATGTAAACGTCATACTGTGGGCCCCGCTCTACTTGTCGTTTCGGAAACCATTAAACGATCAATTGTAGTTATGCAAACAAATTTTACATAAATATTGCGCGACAAGTTGTCAGCGACTAATGCGCGGCCCAACCATCTGGCGGTATTCTTCCAGGATCTGATCACCGCCAGCGCCAGAGGACGCACTGGCAGCGCCACCGCCTATAGCCAGAGGATTGGCCTTGCGCACGATCGGCAGCCTAAATGCGTTCTCAGCGGCCGTACTACCATACATATTATTTCTTAGGCCATTAACGATTGGCATTCGGCTGGCCCATCTGGCCATTGTAGTGTTGCCCAACCATGAGGCAAACGTGCCAATCATGTTTGACGCAGACGTGGCGCTGTTGCTGGTATTCTTCGCGCCGCCAGTAACCCTGGCCGCAACCGATGCAAATTGCCCGATCTGCTTTATTTCGTCCTTTGTGAATAGCGTGTTCAATAGTTCGGGGTTCTGGTCGCGCATTTTGTTCCAGGCCTTCTGGAACATCGCGCCACTGACCGCCGTGTTGCCAGTATTATCGACGCCTTGCTGGGCGCCCCGGCTGATCATTAAGAACGCTTCCTGGCGTAGCATGTCGAACTGTTCTTTAGGCAAATTATTTTTAAGCGTCAGCATATCACGCGCCAGGGCGGCCTTGCTGGACAAGCCAGATCCTGACGCGCCAAACAGGTAATTTGTCACCGCTTCCGGCGCCAGTTTAAATCGCATTGAGCCATCGGCCTCAACCCGCTCAGTCAGCTTGGGCAAGATGCCACCGGGGCGCTTCCAGCGGCTGGCGAATTGTTTGTAATTTCTGATCGCTTTCATCGTGGCACTGATGGCCGCCTCATCGCCAGACATCAGCACGTCATCGACGGCGTTCTCCAGATAACCGTCTAGCACCTGGTTGATTTGACCAGCGGCTGCGCTGTCCGGCGTACCCTTGGCGCCTGTGTTCACTAGCTGGCGCCTGATGGTCAACAGATCCGCGACACTACCGCTCTCCTCAAGCGCTGCCATCATGTCAGCAACCCGCGCATGGGTGCCAGGCGCCTGATCGGCTGGAAAGTCTCTCAGGGTGCCTCTGACGGCCGCTGCGAGTTCATCTGAGATTGAGCCAGGGCCAGTGTCCAGGTAAGCGGCCCCGGTTCTCCTGGCCGCCGTGTACAGATCGTCAGCAACGGCGCTTTCAGCGGCTCTGAGGTTGCCTAAAACTTCTTGAGCGGCTGCGCCGCCTTGCCCCTGGGCAGTGACGGCTGGGCCGCCCAAGCTGCCTTGTATCTCGTCCATGTTGCCGCGCAATTGCACTTGCTGCAAATCCCGGTTTGTTTGCATTGTGCGCCCGGCAGTTTCGCCAAAGCCGCCTTTTAGCATTTGGTCTTCAATCAGTTGCTGTCCGGCAGATCCGCTGGCGTCACCGCGCGTTAGATTTACTGGCACTGGCAATGACTGTGCGGCCGCCACAGACGCCACTGCGCCTGGGTCCAGGGCCGTGTCTACTTCCTTGGCAATATTGCGCGCCAGGGTTTGCGATACCTCTGACGGGTCAAGCCCCAGGTCGTTAATCATTTTCAGAATAGATGGCGTGAAATTGCCGTACTGATCCATCACCGCTGGCGGCCGCGTCAGATATGCGCGCTTTAGAAAAGATAAAAATTGAAATGCTTTTTGCCCAAGGGCGCCGCCACCAGCGCCCAGAACCGGGTCCAGCTTTTGGTAACTATCGTCGCTCAGTTCTGAACTGGCGCCTTCAATTAGGCCAGCCTCAATGCCGCCAGCCGTTGCGGCGGTTAGTAATGAATTGGCGCCCATGCCTAGCCGCTTTAAAGTGCCAACAATTGGGTTGGCCAATGATGCCACCCCCGCGACTTGCATGGCGTTGACTAGCTGAAAGCCTTCGGGGTTTGGATAGAACTTGGTGCGGCGCTCGGTTGGATTACCCGCATCATCGTAGATTGGCGCAACGACGATCAGGTTGTTGTATTTATCTTTGTCGAATTGCGCGCCAGGGATGATATCAGATACGCCCGACATCAGGCGATCGTCGCTAGATGTTGTGGCCAATAGCCCTGTCAGCCTGGCCGCTTTTTCTAGCGGCAAATTAAGTTTGGGCAATAGTGACAAATCTTCAAACTCACGGCGGCCGCCCGTCATGTAATCGGTGGTTTTTTCGACAATGCCACGGGTATCGTCGGCCGGATCCACAAAGTAGCTGCCGACCTCTGGCGCCGCCGCCGTTGGTGGGGCGTAGCCTTTTTGCAGTTGCTCTACGAGCGCCTCAATCGATACCTGGGTGCCAGCCTGTTGATCGGTGCTTTGCTGCAATTGCTGCATCAGAGCGTTTATGTCTACATCGCTCATGGCTGCGACCTCTGTAGCTCTTGCAGCCTGGCAAGCGCTTGCGCCTTCGCGGCCGTTGTCATGTTAGCCAGATTGGCATTCATGTAATCAGATATGTCTTGCGCGCTCATAGTCGCAAACTGATCGCCTGGTGCCGCCGGGTTTGCTCCAGCTTGCGCCTGTTGATCAAACCAACCGTCCAACGTGTTGCCTGGCTTAGAGAACCAACGCGCCGCTTTGGTCAGGGCTACCATTGCTTTTTGTTGCGCGTCTTTCTTGTCTACCAGCCATTGTCGCAGATCTGCCGGGGCAAGGCTGCGCGGCGAACCTATGTTCATTGCGGTTCTCATCTCGGCCTCACTTAAAGCGCCAAAGGTAACGCTTGAAATAACATCCAGGCCCATCGTGTCCATCGCGTTTGCAAGTTCGGCTGACGCCTGTGTGATGTTTGGAAAATAATCTGCCATGAAACCTGTGATGCCGCCAGCATCAATAGCGGCGATTGCTCTATCAGTCGTTTGAATACTGTTTCGCGACAAGCCAATTTTAGAATAAATATCGGCCGCTCTGTCTTGGTTCAGCACCGCTTGCCTGTTGCTCCCGGCGAGTTCGCTGTCATATCGAATTGTGTCCTGGATTGCCGCTTCGATTTCTGCCGGGGCGCTCAAAACAACCCCGTTTTTCATATATTTTTTGGTGCCATCGTTTTGCGTGACAACGCTCAGACCGTTTGGATAATCCCGGTTTGCCAGACCAGTTTTTGCTTTCATTTGCCCTGCATAAAACGATTGCAGTACAGATGTTGCGCTTTCTGGGTTGCCTTCAATCAGATCAGCCGCTTGCAACGCCGATGGAATTGGCTGCCCGTCTGGTCCCTTCATATTGCGCAGCATTGCCACCGTGCGGTTTGCACTGCCAGCCGATGCCATACTCTTACGCCGATCGCTCATGCTTTCGCGGATGCCAGCGGCCAGGTTGCTGTCCGGCTCCAGCCGCATCGTATTAAAGCCCAAGGCCAGGCGGTCCATCAGGTCACCGTTTTGCAGTCCCTTGCGCAGACCGTTGCCAAGGTATTCCATGATGCCTGGTTGTTGTGCAGTGTTCTGAGCGCTTAGCGTTTGCCCAGGCATTGGTGGTTGCTGTTGTCCTGGTTCCATCGGTCCTAATCCCATCGCTTGCAGTAGTGCTTGTCTGTTGTCTTTCGCCCAGGATCCCCACACTGGCCCCTGGTTTGGCCCATAATCTGCGTGTGGCATCATGTCGAAATGAAACGTATTGGCGCCCATATACTCATTGCCAGCGCCGATGCCCCTGACGCCGAATTGCGCCGCTTTTGAAGCAAAATTCAGCGCGTCATCATCGCCAGCCCCAACCAGAGTGCCGTCCGGCCGGAACACCTGGAAATCAGCCGCCAGGCCCGTTTTGTGGCGATTACTGCCATGCTGTGGCTGATCGCCCTCTTGGCCACTGGTGACCCTAATTTTAGCGCCCTGGCCAAGCGTAGTAATCGCCGCCCGGTGGATCGCGTCCATGATCTCAAAGCCCGGCGGGTCAGGGCGCTTCGGCCCCATCGCATATTCTACATCTCGCCAGTATTCGCTGGTCACTATCTTCCGCCCATCGATGTTGTGGCCATAGTCAGATAATCAAACAAGCCTGGTTGCTTTGCATTAGTTGTAGTCGTTGGGAACTGCGCGCCGCCTAGCGCTGCGACTGGCAGATTGAGCATATTCTGAGGGTATTGGGCGATATCGCCATATTGGCCATTTGCGCTGTTGATAATCTGCTGAATTAGGTTTTGCTGCGCATTGCCCGTGTTCAACATATTTTCATTAATTCGGTTGCTGTAGTCGAAACCTTGCTGGCTGAGATTTGCAAGTTGATTGGCGCCGCCCATCATATTCTGCGTGGCCGCAAAGTTATTTGCGTTGTTTTGGTTTTGTGCGGCAAAGTTATTGCCGATGTCGAATTGCGCCATGTTCTGCGCATTCTGATATCCGGCCTGGTTTAACCCAGCCGTCATCTGCGCCGCCTGGTTGGCGAAATTGCGGTTGGTTTCGGCCTCTGCCACGCCCTGCCTGGATCCACCGAAAGCGCCAGCGCCTTGCGCCTGGGCGCCGACGTTGTTCAGCGCCATCTGGTTTGCCCGGTTCATATCGGCCAGCGACGTATCGATCACTTGTTGCTGAAACGGGTTTTGATATTGCTGCATGTTGGTGCCAGCGACCGTGTTTGGCGTGACCTGGTTGGGCGTAAAGCCCATGCCTTGCGCAGTCGCGCCAACCGCAGTGTTGTAAGTATTGGCCGATGTCTGGCCTACATTTGGCCCAGTGACAGGCTGGTACATTGGCGCAGTGCCTGTTGGTGCAACGCCTGGCGGCGGCGCATTTGGCGCGGTGCCTGGCAAAGATGCCGAAGCCATTGAGGCTGCCGCTTGCGGCTGATAAGTGCCATTCGCCATTTGCGCCCCAACATTGAGCAGCGGCTGAAATGCTCCCATATTAACACCCGAATTTATTGCACTATTAAATGCGCCACCGTTTGCCATTATCCGAGCCTCTTTTGTTGCGATTGGATCGCCGGAAATAACCCGCCGCCTGGATCCATAAATTGTTTAGCAATCGCGCTGGCCTGATTTGGATCGTTCAGTTGCAAGGTTGCGAGTTGCTGATCGACCAGCGGCGCCGCGCCGTAGGCCATGACGCCACCGCCATAATCCTGCGCGGTTGGCATATTCGCCATGACATCAGCCGGGGCGTTCATTCCGAAGGCACTGGCTAGATCCGCGTTGTTTTGGAACGACGAAATTTGGTTGTCGTTAAACGCCGCCACGCTTGGCCCGTAGTTTCGGATTGGCCCTAATTGCGCGATTTCATTTGCGCGCTGCACGTTTGCTTTGCTTTCATCCTGGACCCATTGCGGGATGGATGCTGTTTGTGTGGTAGAACCGCCTTTACCGCCGCTCATTTTTCAAACTCCTTTACTATCGTCGTGTGTAGCGGCCGCCAGCCGTATCGTTTAAATGCCCTGACCCAGCCTTTGCGGCCAGATATACTTGCGCCGCTACAGCCCTGATCTTTGGCCCAAGCGATAACATCGTCATGCATGTCGGCCAGTTGCTCTAGTTCACCGCCGCCCAAAAATATGTTGATGACCTTTTTTTTCGGAAATACATGAATTTCGGTGACAAGGCATCCTTTGCCAGTTGACCACAATTGAAAGCGCTGATCATAGACGCCGTCCACGATATCCCAAAAATCATGGGTGCCGCCGCTGTACTTGAGCGCATTCTCAATCCATGTTTTGCAATGCGCTAAATCTCTGGTCATGGGCTTGTTCATAGCGATGTCACCACCAGCGCTCCGGCGTTGGATACGGTAATATTATACCTCACGCCATTTGCTGCTTTTAGGATCAATCGGCCTTCGCCAATCTCCACATCTTGGTTCCGCTTGTGATTGGAATAGTCAGCCAGTTCCAGAACGCGGTTGCGCTCGTTTTCTAGATTTGCTGAATAGGTTGGCGATGTCATCGGCAGTCTCATCGGCGGCTCCCGGCCGAGGCGTCCAGGCGCATTATGCCAACGCGCCAATCGGCCAAACGAGCCGCATCCACGCGCATCCTGACCTGGCGGCCCTGGAGCCTAACACTGGTCGGGTTGGCCATTGTAAACGGCCCGTGGCTAGTCTCAGGTGCATTCGGGTATAATCGGGTTTTAAGCGTGACCGTGACATCCCCGGCGGTTGCCTCATCTGGCACGATTTGGGTTACCCGCATAATCTGATCGCCAGACGCCAGGGCGATCGGCGCCGTCTCGGCAAAGATATTGGCCTCATCGTAATCCAGTGCAATTTCATGGTCGTAAACGTCGGCGCCATCGGTCCAGATTGGATTTCGGAAAACGCCAGCCTCGACGCCAGCCGTGCGGCTTAACTCGCCGATCAGCCAGTGTCCTTCCTCATAATCATAGCCGACATAGCGGTCGATCTCGTTGGACCCTTCGCTCGGATAGAACCACCAGATCTCTTTATTGCCGCCGTTAACAACGGCCCATACTTTAGATTTCTGGGCGCGGTTGATGCCATCGAAAACGTAATCCGCAACATCGCATTTTACTGGCTCAACACTTGATCCGTTAAATTTAAAAAAGCCCTTCTCACCCATCCAGAACACGCCAGCATCCACAGAGGCGGCGGCCTTGCGGCTGATGATGCCGCAATTGGTGCCGACCCGGTTGAACCCATAGACGTAGGGCGGCCCGGTGTAACTGGCAGTATGCGCGTCATTGGTGGTCAGGATCAGAGATTGGCCCCTTGCGCGAATACCGCACTGGATGCGCCCGGTGGTTTGAAGTTCTATATCGCCAGCCTCGTTGGTGGCGCTGGCCGACCAGGTGGTCAAAGCCTCTTTATCGCACCAACTGATTTTGCGGCTGTTGCCGCCGGATGCCAGGGCAAATAAGAACCGCTCTTCAGTTACTAAAAGCGCTTTGCAATCGACAGGCGCGTTGCTGATCGTCGCGGCATTATTGTTGTTGTTCAGATCCCAACTGACCAGCTTGCCATCGCTGCTTGCGCAGCCCACCAGTAGCTGGCCAAAATTGTCGAGCGACCAGGTGGTGGCCTCGCTGAACGCGCCATTATCAGGGCGCTCAGTGCCGTATGTGGCGCTGCCATAGACGCCAAACCCATAGCCTGTCTCAACGACCGCTGACGCCAGCCCAGTGGCCACGCTGGCGGGTGTAATGTCAGTGACCGCCCCGGCCGACGATACCGCCCATAATTTATTCGCAGATCCAAACGCCAGGCGCTGCACGGCGCTATTGTCGATCCACGCCAGGGCGCCGCGCGGCGCCTCAGTGAAATTGCTATTGACCCGCTGGCGCCAGCCACCAACCGGGCGTAGCGACCCATCGCGCCAGCGTACCAGGCTGCCATCTCGCCAGCGCCCAGCGCCTTCAAGATCTGTCCCGGTCTTATAAAATCCGGCTGGTATGTCGAGCGGCAATAACATCTATGAGATTGTCCCGTTCTGGATGAGTGACCCGGTGATTGTCAGCGCACCATTAGTGTCAAGTTTCATGCGGTTGGTGCCGCCATAACTGAATATCAAATTGTTGCCAGCGAGCGTCACAACCCAATCGGCCGCGCCAGCCGATAGGGTCAGCGTTGTGCCGATATCAAGCGCGCCGTCGATATCGCCAGAGCCGCTGATGTCCAGCGTAGTGCCAGCCAGGGTGCCGCCTGTAATCGTGCCGCTCGTTGTAATCGATGACCCAGTAACCGTGTTCCCGGTGACCGTGCCGCCTGTAATCGTGCCTGACGTTGTAATCGCGCTGGCGCCGTTATTGATGGCGCCAAACCCGGCAGTAATCGACCCGCTGTTAATCGCCCCGGTGGTCACGATGCTGGCATTGCCAGCCGTTGGGGATTTGCCGTCGAGTTGCGTCTGGATCGCGCTGGTCACGCCTGTAACGTAATTTATCTGCGCTGCGGTCGTGGTGATGGCCGTGCCACCGATCTTCCAGGATCCGGCAGTGAGATTTGGCTGTATCGCCGTTGTGCCGTCGAGCAGATCATCAAGAGTGTCGAGTGTAGTATTCCATTTGCCGCCCCAGGTGTCGGCGCTGGATCCGACCTCTGGCTTTACCAGGCTAAAAGTTGTCGTTGTCGTATCAGCCATGTTAAATCACCGTCCAGATCTCTGAGGTCTCTGCTTGCGTGACCCATTTATAGTTTGCGTTTCCCTGCATTATACTCGTTGCTGCCAAGGTTGCAGCACATGGCAAAGTATAGCCAGCGGCGGCGGTAGCGCTTGATGCCGCCGACCCAGCCGATTGAAATAATCTGGTTGCATAAATTTCAGCGGTTGACGTGCTTGTTATGTCGATCTGATCGACCTGAGAGTGCGTAAAACGCAGCATGGACGGCGTTACCGCCATTGTGATCGCCTTGCTCACTTGCGCGGAATACACGCTCAGTGCAGCCGCTGACGCGCTGGCAGCGATGGCCGGGGTTGCCGCTACGTCTTTGATCTTATCGACCGCGCTGGACACCGTTGCAGCGATGGCCGGAGCCGCCGCCAGCATCAGCTTATCGCCAACCGCATAGCCATCGACCCAGTAACTATTTACGCAATATTCTGACATCGTTTTTCCTCTACATTGCCAAGATCACCGCGACGATGATCAGTAAAACCAAGATCCCGATAAACACGCTAATGCCAACCGTGGCGGCATCTTCAACGACTTGCTGGGTTTCTGCTTTTTTCTTTTTGCGCGCGGCCGCCAACGCCTTTTGCTCAAGCAATTGGTCTTGCTGCACTTGCAGGATCCGCTGCCAGGCGTGATATCCAAATCTGGCGATAATTAATTCTTGGGCAATTTTTAAATCTTCTTTTGCGGTTTCCTCGGCAATCACGATTTGGGTTGCCGATTGCCCGGTGGCCTTCGCCTTGCGCTTGTCCCTGGCAATATCTTGCTGCCCTTGAAACAGATTATCGATGTCAGTCGCGATTTCGCTGACATCTTTACAGCTTTGGATTGTGGACTGGATGGCCGAAATTGAGGCCTTTACCAGCGCCACCCCGGCAAGGATTTCGGCGACCATCTCACTGGCCAGCCAGGATGGATGACAGTAATCCAATAATCGCCGCCGCGCTTGCAAGCATAATCATTTCGATGCGTTTTAATCGCAGAAATAATTCCTTGAATTGCAGCCTGGTGGTCTCTTCTAGGACACTGACACGGGCGTTGAGATCTTTGTCTTGCATGTTAACTTGGTGCCACTGGCAGTGTAGGCCATTCGTCTATAACCAAAACAGGCCAGCTAGATAACGAAGGCAAGTCTCTAAGTGCCTGTCTATAAACAGCCATTTCGTTTGACATGGTGCAATCAGACAATCCCAGATAATCGGTGTCGGCAAGCAAGCTGTTTCTTACGCCGCGAACCGTTGCAGCGTCTAGTTTGTCTTGGCGATAAATCTCAATAATTCTTTCATCAATCATAACGCTATCCTTTAAATTCTATGATTGTGCAGCCAGCTTCTGAAGGACTGTAATTACCAAACTGCCTGCCTCTGTGACCGATTGGTGGGGCGTAAAACAGCTTAGTGCCGCTTATGTATTCTAAATCGGTTAGTGCATGACCAAATTGAGCACCATTATTCATGAAATACCGCGCATCCGTTATACCAGTAGCCGCTTGGTCTACAAGCGTCGAACCGCCTCCTGCTAAATGAAACTCTTTGCCAATGTACGGTGTCATTGTAATTGAGTTGCTGTCTTTGGTGCCAGCGGCTCCCCCGCCTGATGTTGTTCCGTGATTGCCACCAGTACCGCCACCGTGCTTAACTTGCGTTACGCTTTGATACCCTTCCCAAGAAGTGCCATTTGAATTGTAAATATTACTACTAGACGCAGAAGTAGAAGCGTTGCCCCCATTTCCAGCGGGACTACCAGCACCGCCACCGCCACCAAAAACCGTGCTTGCGCCATAATAAGTAGTACCTGACGAACCAGAGCCACTGCCGCCACTAGCGTTAAAATCCCCGCCAGAAGCCGTGCCGCCAGTAAAATTTGTCGTGTAACTTCCGGTGTAGGAACCTGTGCCTCGTTGAACGTACATATTTACGCCCGTGCCACTACAAGTCAAACGGCTGCTCGTCGGTGGGTTGCTTATATTGCCATTTGCGTCAAATTGGCGGTAATCACCCGCAATAGTAAGCGTTGATGGAATGGACGAAGTAATTAACTTTTCGCTAAAAGACGCACCTCCCATTCCCGCAGATAAATACGCAGGGGGAGCGTAAGTAAAACCATTAACACCACTGTGCATTGCAATGTAAATCGCAGTTGTATTAGTGTCAATGTTAAGTGTTGCAGAATAATTAGTCTCGTCTCCGGTAACGTTCCGAAAGAATGAAACAACAGCCGCACTTACAGGGTCAAAATCACAAGCATACTTAGTGCTAGATATTCCGACAAATGTGCCTATTCCGACTGACCGGAAGTGGTTAAGAGGGAACAATATATTGTTGCCAAATACGGAATTAGACCCCCCTACTCTTATTAAAGTTGGCGTGTCGGTTTCGTTTACAACGCCAAAATAAAGACCACCTGCAGGGGCGGGTAAAGTCAGAATTGCCGTAGTTGATTTAATCACAAACACGGTGCCTGATTGGGATGTTGTAGCTGTTGTATTGCTTGTTACGTTAACTACATTGGCTAGAAAACCAGCATTTAAATCGGCCCACGCCGCTGTCCCAGAACTGGCGTAAGTCAGCACTTGGTCTGCCGAGCCACCAGTAGGGATGTGATTGTTACCCGCACCTGTAGGATGGACGTAAGCCGCGCTAGTCTCCAATTTATCGTTGTTCAAATTGTTGAAATTTGCATCGACTTCGTTGTGAGTAAGAGCGCTGCCCTTGCCAGATCTGGTGACTATTGTGGCCATATTATCAATCCAATGTAATGTCGATTTCGCCAGCGTTCACGCGCAGAACATCTCCAACCGCGACTGCCTTGCTGGTGGTCAGAGCCGAGTGAACGATCAGATCGCCGCCCGATGCCGCCGTGAACACGCCAACATGCGTGACGGTACCCCAAGCGCCGCCTGTACAGGCTGGATACTCAATGGCCCCAGAATTGGTGGCCAGGTTGCCGGAGACTGACCAGGCGGCCGTCTGGCGCGCGTAGCCATTGCCTGAGACCTCAGTGCCGGATCCGGCGTCTGTCGGATCGCTGGTAAACAATGCCAGATACCAGGCGGTCGGCCGGGTTACTGATGTCGTTGTGAACACGTAATTTAAGACGTGCGTCTCGTAAGTATTTGAAAGGCTCATGCTGTTCTCCTGTTTGCTGGCGCCATTCCCCGGTGGCGCAAGCGCAGCCCGGTGCCGTTGTATTTTGCGGCGTGTGATGAGTTGGTGATTTCGTTGATTGCGCGCTCGGCCAGGGCCGACCAAACTTGGATCCGCTGGTCTTCGCCAAGATAGGGCGCAGAGTGCGTTAGAGCGCCGTACAGGTACAGATCTGGATTGCCTTCTAGCAACCAATTGGTGGCCGTACTGTCGCTCAGTGCGTCTATTTTCGCGTAGTAAATTAATTCGGACGTGTACGCCGTGTCAGGCGTTGGAAAGACCTCAAATTGGCCGTCA